GTTGACGAAAAATTAGAGGATGTATTTAATCGGAAAGAATAGATATCTAAAATGATTAAGAATAGATTTAAAAACTCATTAATAAAAGATTTTAGACAATCTTTTTCTGCTTTTTCTAAAAATGAAAACTTTCTTTTTATAGGCAAATCCACACCTTGGTCAAATGAAAATTTACCAGATCCAGAAATTGATTCTTTTGATTTTGAAATCAGGACATGGAATGATATGCTTGCTCTTAAGAAAATTTTACCAGAGGAAGTGGCACTTTGTATAAGAAAAATACTTTGGACTAGCAATACGGTATATAATCAATATGATGATGTTGTTGATTTGTATTCAGAAACAACACCTGTTGATTTTTATGTGATGACTGATGATAAAAACATTTATAAATGTATATCAAATAATAACGGTTCTCAATCTTTATATGCTCCAACAGGAACAAGCGTTGATCTAATAATAACAGCAGATGGTTATATTTGGAAATACATGTATTCAATCAGACCAGAGATGGAAGATTTTATAACAAATGATTTCATCCCAGTAGAATTTTTGGATAGGTTGATATATGAAGAGTCCGATTTAAGAAATGAACAACTTGCAGTCGAATTGGATGCAAAGTTTAATGGTGGTAAAATTTCAAATATAATCATCACGCAAGTTGGTTCACCGTATCTTGGTGCTATTGATTATGAACCATATCCTTCAGAAATTGAAGCACCCGAAGATTTACATTTTGTAAGATACTACTCCACTGGATTTGATTCTGGTTTAGGAAAAACAGTGGGCTTCGTAGGATTAAATAAAAAATTAACAGAAGTAAGTAATATTGATAATTTTTATACTGGTAATTATATAATTTACATATCAACTGGACCAGGTGCTGGTGAAGTGAGAAATATTATATCCTACGATGGAACAACCGGAATACTAGCAACAGATTCTCCATTTTCCGTAAATTTAACGGGATTAAGCACATATAAAATTTTACCTAAAGTTTTATTAGTTGGTGATGGAACAAATGCATCTTGTATTTCTGTTCTAAATAATGAAACCAATAAAATAAAAGAAATAAAAATATTAAATCCTGGTAAAAATTATAAAACAGTCACAGCAGAAGTTTTAACAACAAAGACTGATATAAAAGAAAAAACAATTTTGAGAGTCATAAAGACTCCACTGTATACTCACGGCGCAGAGGCAGCAGAAGAATTGGGTTGTAAAAATGCAATAATACGATCAGTTTTTGATTCAAGAGACAATCAAAAATTAAAGTTCTTCAATGATTATAGACAAGTTGGTATAATTCAAAATCCAAAAATAATTGGTAGAGTGCCAGTACAAGAAAAATTAGTGCTGGATATCGAATCTTTCTCTGCAACTCAAGATTTAAACTTGAACTTCATAGGCTCAACACCAGCACCATTTACAAATCCAACAAGTTTAATTGGTAAAACAATAACACAAGGAATAACAGAGGGGGCAGAACAAGTTGTTGGTGTAATTAAGCAATACAATTCATTACAAAAAGCATTACGAGTTTCCTCAATTCAAGGAAGATTTAGAATAAATTCTTCAGATCCAAGTTTTGGAAATAAATTGTATTTGAAGGATTATGATAATGAAGATTATTATGATTTGTCAACAACAAGAATAACAAATACATTCACTGCAAATCATTATGACAATAATACTTTTATAAAAAATACTAAGATATTAACAGATCAAACATATACTACTGCTACAATAGATTCTTGGAGTCCAAATTTAGATGGTATTTCTGGTAAGTTGACAGTGAGAGACATAAAGGGAGCATTTAAAGTAACATCATATGATATTTCTGGTAACTTAGTTCCTGGTGAAAGATTCACAACTGTTTTGATTGACACTTCAACAACAACATTTGTAAAATCCGGTAATGCAGGTAAAAGCGGTATAGTTTCTGGTATTCTACAAACAATTCCAGATGAACAATCTACAGTCTTTAGAACAACAGCAACAATCGAAGTTTCTAAATCCTATGGAGTTACGGAATCATTCGGTAATGAAACTTTTATAAGAGATCGAGTCGTAAAACAAATTGACAGTTTGACAGGTGTAACATTAGCAGTTGGAACCGTAGTTGACTGGACTATAAATATTAATGATCCCACCAAGGGAACTTTATTAATAAATGTGTCAGAAGGTCAATTTATAGTATCAACAGATAGAAATTTGTATCAATTTGGAACTGAAGATTTTTACAGTATAGAAGAAACAATAGTATGTTCTGTAATATCCTCAGAAGCTCAAAAATATACAGGAAATATGATATATATTAATAATATATTACCAATTAGACATGGAACTGATAGTTTAGAAGAAATTAAAATAATAATAGGATTTTGAGGTAAATAGATGACATACAACCACCCAGATTTTCTTAATAATAATCCTTACAATGATGATTTTGAGGATACAAAAAAATTTTTAAGAATACTGTTTAAGCCTGGTTACTCAGTACAAGCAAGAGAACTAACACAACTACAAACTCTATTACAAAACCAAATTTCAAAGTTTGGTGATCATATCTTTAGAGATGGTAGTTTGGTATTTGGTGGTTTAACTTCTCTAAACAGAACTTCATATGTCAGAGTAAATGATAATTACATACTTGGTAATTTGAACAATATTGTTGGTCAAACTATAATCAATCTTAATTCCTCAGTAAGAGCAAAATGTCTTTATGTTTTACCAAGTGAAAGTACAGATAATAATGCAATACTATTTTTACAATATCTGACAGGTCAAGAATTTACTCCTGGTGAAAAACTATTCGTAGGTGACACTGCAACATCATTGACTTCTGTATGGGGTGGTCTTATCACAGAACCAGTGACAGTTCAAGCACTAAACGCATTTGAAACAGAAAATGGTAGAACAGCGACAATGACTGCTGTTGATGATGGTATTTTCTATGTTGATGGTTTCTTCGTAAGAAATGAAAAACAAACAATACCTCTTTATGCATTCGCTAATGGTGTAAGAAACTTTATATCACCATCAAACAGAGTTGGTTTTAGTGTAAACAGAGTTGTAGTAAATTCTAGCCAAGACCTAACTCTCAAGGATCCAGCAAATGGATCTTATAATTTTAACGCTCCCGGTGCTGATCGTTATAAGATAGATTTAATTTTAAAGTCAGAGACATTCGTTGGTGATTTATCAGCATTTTCTGCACAAGACTTATCAAATAAAGATTTCATAGAACTCGCAAGAGTTGTTGGTGGTAAATTGCAATTTGTTAAGAAAATACCAACATATTCCGATATCTTAGAGGTATTTGCAAGAAGAACATATGATGAATCTGGTAACTATACGGTAAAGCCATTTACTATCAATATTAAAGAAAATTTAAGAAAAGATAGATTGCGTTTTATTGTTCAACTTACCCCAGGATCGATTGCAGGTGCTTCTGATAACACATTATCATTTATTCTACCAAGTAATCCAACAGGAACATCTGTAAGTTATGAGATTGGTAATTCAGAAAGTAACAGATTACCACCAAACATTGGAGACACTCTAATTGCGGATGATTTAGTTGGTACAGAATATACAATTGTTTCTGTTAAAACGATTGATCTTACAAATGGAACTGTTGATTTAGAAGTTGTTCCAGAGGATCAATATGTAACAACAACAAATAATCCATATAGTAACAATAAACCAGTAATTAACAGTCGTTTTAATCTTAAGAGATCAGGCAATACGACAATAGTAACTGAGAATCACTATAAGAATACCAGCAATACAGTAACAACAATAACAGATATTACTGGTGCATTTTCATTATTAAGTGGTGGTGATTCCAATAAATTCTCTGTAGATGTGTCAAATGGTAAAGCATATATCTTTGGTTATGAATTCGAAACAACTAATCCCATAACAGTTTCTATAGAAAAACCAAGAGAAACATTAACCGCAGCAAATGAAATTATTGACACTTCACTTGGCAACTATCTAAAAGTTACAAGTGAATCAAATAAATTTGACCCAGTTGGTCTTAAGTATGATACAAATTTTGATTTAAATAATTTTCCAGATGTATTATTGAAAAAGAAATTTATCACATTATTATTACCAAATCAATCTGTAAAATATTCAGTATTTAATGTTAAATATTATACTCCAAGCACAAGAAAATCAGTAAATCAATATCAACCAACTTCTGGTTATTATAATTGGGATACTGGTGCTAGTAACACTTTATCAGAAGCAGATAAATTAAACCTTGGTTATTATTATCCAGATGTTGTCTTCTTACAATCTACATCACCAGGCACAACAAATGGTAAAGTACTGAAGAAAGAATTAGATACAAATGATAGTGCTGATGGTTTTATTGAGAGAAGAGAAATAGGAAATAATCAAGAATACACGACTTTATTACCAAACGATAATACAAAAAATATACCAATAAAATTTGATAAGAATGGATTAAGACCAGAAATATTGGATAGTTCTTATGAAACTGAAACAAATATTTCTCGTTTAGTGTTCAATGAAGCATGGCATGGTGATTTCAAAACTGCCTATGATTCTTCGTTTGAAGGTTATAATCCGGTTACAGATAAATTAACAAGAGTATATAATGATGATACATCAAACTATGTTTATCAACTTGACTATATCAGTCTTGGAAATGTTCCTGTGGATGGTGCTGGAAATGTAAGTATTTCTAATTTGCAAAATCACATTAGAGTTAAGAGAGCACATACCAGAGCATGGGTTCCCGGTGCAACAAGAGAGATAGGTTATATAACACCAGGTACTTTGTATATTAACATACCAACAGCAAATGTTGTCTTTGGTCCCGATATAGGAGTTTCCAGAGGTTTCTGTTTACCAGACACAAATCCAACAATACAAGAATCTGGTGTTATCTTTAATCCATCAGAAGGAAAAGAATTATCATACGGTAGTAGTATAGTTGCAAGTTCACAAGAATTCAATGTTGTTGAGCTTACTCTTTTGACACCACCCGATGCGGCTAATTGCGCGCAAACTTTAGGAAGCATTACTACCAGAGGTTTTGGTAATTATACAGAGGGTGGCATTGTAACACAAACTTATATTCGTTACGATGGTTCACAAACAGAGGGTGGTACATCTGTAACCGTTCAAGGAACAATATTAAAGGTAATAGTCCAAGGCAGTAGTCATAAGGTATTTGTGAAATTATCCGGTAGCACTGGAGACTTCATACCACAAAACTTTGAAAGTATAAAAAATGATGTTGGTGATTTTAAATATGCTGGTGTAAGTGCTTTATTACTGTCTGACAATATATTAACTGCACCAATTTGTGCATGTCACACAATTAAGGGTGTAGACTTATTGGATGATAAAACTGGTACATGTGGTATCTTTACAACCATAACATTCTCAGAGCCTGGAACATATGGTGAATACCTAGCAGGTGAAATAGTTTACCAATATGACATAGATTATGTTCCAATTGATAATTTAGGAACCCCAACCAATTTTGATGGAACAAAAATCCTAGCACAAGGCACTGTAGTTACATGGGATTCAACTACAAGCACATTGACATTAATCGTAACAAAGAATGAATTTAAGTCAAAATCTGGTTGGATATTTGGTAAAACTACAAAAACAAAATATGGTGGTAGAGGCTGGTCAACTAATTATCACAAGACACAAACTGTGCCATATACAGGATTCTCTGCAGTAAATGAGATAGAAAAGGTAACAGGTATAATTGTACATATTAGACCAAATACTGCAACCGTTACATCACACGGCTTCATAGACGAATTCAACACATCAAATCCAAATATTAGAAAGATAGCATATCAAACAAAATCCTATACAGAAGAAAATAGTTTACCTTCTGGTTGGACAGAAACTAATATTCTTGGAAAAGAAATTATACAAGATTATGTTGGAATAGATGAAATAACAGGATTGTCTACGGTAATAAATGCCAAAGGAATAGTAAGTTATTATAAAGAGGGAAGTCCTATAAGCGGTCCTTCTATTTTGTCTATAGAAGCAAATCCATTAGACAGATCTGCATTTGCATTTAAAATTAAATCAGCAAATATAGCAAATATAATAGGAAAACCAACTTTAGTATCAAGTGCACCAAATCTATCCTTTAATTTCTTGAACGCTGAGAAGATAAAACCACAGGCTTCAATTTACGATACAATACAAACAGAACCAACTGTTGGTGGTGAAATAGTAGATTCTACGGTCGTAGCAAAGGCAAAAGTAAAACAAATTAAATATGTTGCCAAAACAGGAACTGCTGGTAAAGAACAATATCATGTTTACCTAACAGATGTTATCCCATACTCTATAGAAGGAACTCTATTCAGAATAGATAACATCTATTCTATCGCAAGAGATATTGGTGGTGGTAAAGAAGTTACTATGTTTATTGTTGGTGATAATTTAATAACAACTGATATAACACAATTTGATTTACAAGAGCCAAAGAATAATTCATTGCTATACAATTATCCGGTTGGATCAAGAATTAAAGAAGTTACAGATCTAACATATGAATTGCAAATAGATCTTTTAACAACTTTAAATACAACAACAAATAAATTAACATTTGTAACGGATGTTCCCGGCTCTACAGAATTCAAGGGTTCTTACGATTCTGGTTCATTCAAGAGAATAGATCAAAGTATATTAAGTGAATATATTTTGGTTGGAAACGATTCGAGAATCATAGATTTGACAGATACAACTATAGTTGAATATGTAAGAGTTACAGAGGTAACAAATAAGACAATAGAAATTAAGATTAAAGATGATGCTATGGATAGTATTGTAACAGGTTCATACAGACTCATCTGCCCAATAGTAATCAAGGGTTCTCTAGGATCAAATATCAGAAAGAAGATAAAGAAAAGAAATATTGAAGTGGCTAGATTTGATCCAGTAACAGGTACAATGACTCTTAAGAAGTCTGATGTAATTTCTATAGATTCATTAATCAATCTCGGTACAAATCTAGAGTTACCAAAACAAGCATATAAATTGAACAACAATCAAACACTAAATCTTTATAAGTTATCAACAGTAACTGGTAATGAAAAGTGGAGAGACTTGAGCATTAGAAATGCTTCAAATCAAGTTACATCACAACCAAACGGTATTTACTGCTTGGTGGCATATACTTATTATGATCATGGTACAGAATTTGGTCCAATAATTCCATCATCTTATGAAGATGGATACGATACAATACCAACATTTACAGACCCACTAACCAATCAAAAGATTATTTTGGATTCTGTAATAGACTTCAGACCATTTGAAAGAATAAGTGATGCTGGTCAAGTAGTTACATCTGGTATCTACGGTGTGCCAATAAGTGGAAGTAGAATGAATGTTTCTTACACATATTATCTACCAAAGAATTATAAGTTAATATTAAGCAGAGACAAAAAATTCTATCTATTATCTGGTGAGTCTTCAACAGTCCCTCAATATCCATCAGATTTGTCGAATGCCATGACTTTATTCAAGATAGAAATGCCAGCATATTTGACAAATGCAACAGATTCTAAGATTGTTGCTCTCAATCACCAGAGATATACAATGAGTGATATCCGCTCTCTAGAAGAGAGAATTGATAATATTGAATATGTTACAAGACTTTCTTACCTAGAACAAAATGCAAAGAATATCAGCATCTTCGATCAAGACAATAATGAAAGACCAAAGACATCTATATTGGTTGATTCCTTTATTAATCATGAAATTGGTGATACACTAAATCCCGACTATAACGCATGTGTTGATGCAACAAATAACTGCCTAAGACCACCATTTAATATAAATCAACTAGATCTAACATTGAACACTAAAGTATCAAGTGGAGATTATCTTGTAGTTAAGAATGCTCAACCACCAATCAATATTGGTCAGAGTTTACCACCAAATATTCTAACACTATCACACACAACAACTCCACTCATCAAACAACTACTGGCTACTGGAACAACTGAAATAAATCCGTTCTCCAATACTGTTTGGTTTGGTACTTTGACAGCATCTGTTTATAGAGATCCCGCATTTGATTTAGACTTCAAGCCATACATTCTCAGTAACTATAATGGTGAAAATGATACATTTGAAAATATGACATTCTCACCAAATAATGATAATAATGGTGCGTTTGGTACAAAGTGGAATTTCTGGCAGACAAATTGGCAAGGTTACATCGAAAATCAAACAAATCTCAGAACATATCTTGGTAGAGTTGAGGATCAAGTAAAGGCACTAACACCAAAAACACCAAAGAAGAGAATTGGTGAGAAGGTAATAAATGTAGATGTTGTGCCATTTATGCCAAGTAAGACAATATCAATTTATGCTAGAGGTATGAAACCTTCAACAAGATTATACCCATACTTCGACGGTGTTAGAGTTGATGCGTATGTAACACAAACAGGTTCTATAATAAAAACCGATAATTTAGGTAATGTAAATATTACCTTTACAATTCCAGCAGGTATATTCCAAAGTGGTGAAAAGAACTTTGTATTAATGGATAATGAAAACAATGATAGAACTCTATGTACCACATATGCAGAATTTAAATATTCTAATACTGCTTTGGACTTAACAGATGATTACTTTGGTTCATTTGGTAACAGATTAAATAGTTCTCAAACAAATGACTTTAATGATTATCAAACACTCATAGCACAAACATTCTTTGTTGATCCTGTTCAATATCCAAAGGGTGTTTATGTCAAGAAAGTTGACATTTATTTTCAATCTATTGACTCGACATTACCAATAACATTAGAATTAAGACCAGTTGCTAATGGTGTTCCTATGATAGGACCGGGTACTTCAGCATATCAACACTCAACTTTAACTCTAAGACCTAATTCTTTGAGAACTGTAAGAAATGGCGCAATAACCGCTCAAAACGGTTCACCGTTTGAATTCAATGCTCCAGTTCACTTATTACCCGGTGAACATGCAATAGTTCTCAAGACAAACAGTAGCAATTATTCCGTTTACAGTGGAGAAGTTGGGGAACTAGTTCTTAATACAGAAAATAGAGCAAGTCCACAACCATTTGTTGGTAAGTTGATGAAGACAAATAATAGTCAAAGTTTTACAATATTTGAAAATGAAGATATAGTTTTCAATATCTATCGCTGCGTGTTTAGCAATACAGGAACAATAGTCTTTACGGATCCAGTAGATACTAGACCAGAAGTTCAATTCTCATCAATTAATTTGAACTTGGCATATACAGATTTAAACTCCAATTCCGTAAGCACAACTGTAAAGACAATCAATAGATCTTCAGTAAATGATATAGTATTTGATACTGAGGAAATGATGATTGTACCAAATACAAATGTTGATTTTGATAAGGTTAAATATTTCAAATATAATGGTGCATCTTTCACACTAACAATTAATTTAACAAGTGATGGTGTAATAGCACCAATGGTAGATCTTGATAGTTTGAAATTGGTTACAATAAACAATGTCATCCGAGCCATGAATGGTGCAAGATTTGATAAGGGAAATACAACTGTATCCAAGGAAGAGAATGAAACATATCCATTCTCTGTAGTACATGAAGACTTTATCAATGCAAGATACATAACCAAGATAGTAACACTTGATTCAGACATGGAAACCAAGGATTGTTATGTATACTTTAAACTTAATAAACCAAGGGGAACTGATGTCAAGGTTTACATCAAGAGACAATTTGCTGATAATGATATAAACATGAATGATATTGAATATGAAGAATTAGATGCAAAGGTAAGTATGGGCTTCTCATCAGACCCAAACAGATATAATGAAGTTTATTACAAATTACCGGATGAGAGAGCAGTAAATCCATTCATAAGATATTCAATTAAGATTATCATGTTCTCAGATACGATTGACGGTTCTGTAGTACCTAGAGTCAAAGACTTGAGGATAATTACGGTAACATAATATGAAAGACAACAGAAAAAACTTTTTAATTCGTGATAAATACTCAAAAGCAATATTATTAACAAACATTGCAGAAGTGAATGAATATAAATTAAAAAAAGAAAATAAAGATAAAATTCTTTCACTACAAAATGAGATAATGTCACTTAAAGAGCAAATAAAAGAGATTAGAAACCTTCTTATTAATAGAAATTGAGACTGATAAATGAGTACAGACAACGATCTAACGCCCAATATCAACAAACTTGAACTCAATGATACATTGTTTACTTGGTTTACAGCAACCAATAAACTTATCGAGTATGTTAACCCATTACAAGTTTATGATGTATTTACTGGTAACGGTTTAACAGAATCTAGATTGAATGGTGAAGTAACTATTAATCTAAATGTTGGTAAGGCATTGAAGTTATTTCCAGACATTGGAAATGGTGATCTAACACTAGACATAGAGGGAGTTTATTCCTCTTTAGCAACTGTAAGAGATACAGATTATTTTATAATTGAAAGAGCTGACACAGGAAACTCAAATTATCTATATTCTGTTCACGCATCTGACATTTTACCACCAACAATAAATGACGATCACGATTTCTTAGGTGAGATCACGGTAAACGATTTTAATGTAAATTCTTCAACAATAACTCTTGGTTTGGATTCTTCTGTACAACCAACTGCAGGGTTGATAATTTATCCAAGCACAGTAAACGAAGAAAGTTTTCTTTATAATAGTTCTTTGAATTCTTGGGTTTCAAGTGCTAATTTCCTTTTAGGAAAAGAATATTCATTCATATCAAATAGCAATGACAAAGATGCATACTTTAGATTTTCTACCAATAGTGGTCAATATGATGTTGTTTTAGAACTTGCAATGGGCTTTTCGTCTACAACAGGTGATGATCATTCATGGAGAATTGAAGGTAGAAATTTTTTAAACAGTTTAGACTTTGTTTATAATACAAGTGCAACAACAGATGTAGATCATGTAATATTCTCTGCAAGAATTGATAATACAAGCACAGCAGCAAGCACATTTGTAATTTATGATAAGATTGAAATTGGAAATGTTGCAGGATCAACAACAAATTTCAGTCAAGTAACAGATTTTACACAATATAAAATACCAATCAGTAATTCTGATGGTGTTCTAGATAAAAAATGGGTAAACCGTTATGTAACTTCTGATTATGTTGATATTTCTGTTGGTAATTTGGTAAAGATATTTGACAATACAAATAGTGATACTTATATCACAAAGTGCAGTCTAACAACTTCATCTACAGAAGAATCTGATACTTATTCAATAGGTATTGTTGAAAGAATATCCGGTGGTAAAGCTTATATTGCATTGTTGGGTGAATTTAATCTAGAGACAACACCAAGTCCTGCTCTAGAGCCAGGTTTGACATATTATCTAACTTCAGGTACACCAAATTTTACAAAAATTAAACCAACTAGCGGAATAGTCAAACCAGTATTCGTCGCAACTGGCACAGCAAGTGGTATTATATTCCCAATGACATCAAATGCATTGTCATTCGGAAGGGTTGCAGTATCAGCAGCAGGTGGTGCTGAAACAGGATATCTGGTAGGTTCTGGTGATTCTGTTTTCTCAAATGCATCAAACGGCATAATCAACCTTGTTGCCGGTAATGGTATAGCACTCGAAACAGATCCAACTTCAAGAGAAGTAATCATTAGAGCAATAACTCAAGGTAACGAGCCTGGATATTCAAAAGTATCTGGTGATTCTGGTTCACAACTTCTAGCAATAACACCATACGACACACTCAAAATAACAGGTGGTGGCGGTGGTATCAATGTAGTAACAGACGATAATACAGATAATGATCAAGTATTGTTACAAGGAAGTTACTTTAGAACTGTTGAATTCACCGGAGATGATACAAATCATGATACTGGTTCTCTGACTGCAAGTGTCGATGACACACTTACATTGTATGGTGGAACTGGTATAAGACTTTCAAATCCATCTGGAAATATAATAAGATTTGAAGCAACTGGCGATTTCGTTTCTACAATAGCAAATAACAGTTTGACTCTTAAGCAGTTGCAGAAACAACCAAAGAACTCTGTTCTAATAACAGGTGGTTCATCTACACTTATGGATGTTACCACACTGCAAGCAACAGTACCATCTATTCTTTTATACACTGGGTTGAACACAATGACATGGGCAACTCCAGCAACTTTCTTCAATTTTGTTTCTGAAGGAGCAAGTTTAACTGGAACTATAGTACCAACATCTAGAAGATTCTTGGGAATTTCAGCACATACACCAGGATCAACTACCCCAATAGGTGGAACAAATGGAACTGCTGCATTCTTCGCAGATACCACATATAAACCAAATAGTATAAACAATGTCAGAATGGCATTGATTCAGGGCACTGGAATAACATTAGAAGTTGTTAATGATGCAACCAGCGGTGATTTCGTAGGTGTTCCTGGTATCAAGATTTCAAATAGCGATTCAACTTCTAAGTTTAGAAATGTAGTAATTACAAATACAAACGAAACTATATCTTCTGATGTAAGTGGTAATTTGAGACTAACATCTCCATCTGGATCACCAATATCATTGGATGCAGACAGTAACTCTGATACTGTATTCTTTAACATAACAGATGGTACAATAACAAACGCACATCTAGCAGAAATGCCAGATAATACGGTAAAGGTTGGTAAAGGTGATACCAGCAATACTGCAACTGATTTGTTGATTCAACAAAATAGTGTTCTTGGTAGATTAACTGGTGAACTCGTTTCACTAAATTCAACAAATATTAAGAGCATATTAGGATTAACTTCTTCAAATTACTTTAATACATTAACAACAGATTCAGGTTCAGTTTTTGCATCAGATACAGAGTCCATAGACATCAGAGGTGGTTCTGGTATCTCAATTTCTGTTGGAACCAATAATGAAATAGTAGTAACAAATACCATTCCTGGAGTTGGTGATGGTGGTATAAGTCTTATAGGATCAAGATCATTACCAACATTTACTGCGTTTGGAACAACACATACTTTTGAAGATGGCGTAAGTGGAATTAATAAACTTTATTATGGAATAGCAGACCTACAATATACATTTGAAAAGACTAGTACAACAACCGGTGTAATAACACCAAGAATTGCTTGGTCTAAACTGGGACAATTAGTTGATGGTACTGATAATGATGTTATAAATGGCGTGGGTTTGATGTATGCGGGTATTGTTGCTGGTGAATCATTTACGACAAAGTTTGCTCAAATAGGAAACGGTGTAACTGGTGATCATATTCCATATTTTAATCCAAGCACACAAACACTAGCCTATGTAAGTAAAGATAATATAACAAAAGATTCTGATCATAGAGGGGCAAGTTTTGCTGCTGGTAGACTACTTGCCTTTGATAATAATGGGTTATTAACAGAAACAGGCAGATATCTCCAAAGTATTGAATCTGGAATTATTGGTCTAGCTATTGCAACTAAAGCAACTATAGTTGATGTTACTTTTACAGATGAAAAAGACAAATACATTTATGAAAATAAATTTGTTCCTCTCAGTTTCAATAACTTCAAGGCAGTTCTTGGAACATATTGGGCACCTGCTTCTGCAATACATCAAGAAATTACACAAGGTAGAGATTTTATATTTGCAACCACACAAGCAACTGCAAACTTTACTGATACTGTAAGAATCAAATTTGCTCAAAGTCTATTCTTAGATACTGGTTCAGATGAACCAGCAGCATCATATTCAACAATAAGCGGAACCGATATAATTGTTAGAAACTTCTCTTCAAGTTGGTACAACCTATCTTCATCTAAGTTGTGCTTACCAACAATAATGATAGGAACTGGACCAACAAATTCAACATCAGCAGCATCAAATGGTTACACGATCAGAAATGATTCTTCAAACGGATCATTGGTATTTACCAACTATAACTTAAATGCATATGGTTCTAGAACAACCGCAAAGGATAGAAGTGCAAGATTGTCTCTAGAAGTCATAAATGTTGATCCTGGAAGTTCAACAACAGCATATTCAGCACTAAAGACAACTGGTTCAATATCCCATACTTATGTCGATGTTTCAACCGTGCCAGGTCAAATAGATCAGTTCACCGTATCTGGTAGAAAGTCTGTTAAATATCTAATTCAAGCAGTAAATGATGCAAATAAAGCATTTACTACAGAATTTATAGTTCAAGTAAATACAACAACAAATTATTGTAATTATATACAATATGCATCTGTAGCAGAACCTGCTGGTTTCAGCCTAGATATTACTGCATCACTTGCATCTGGTACAGTAACTGTATCAAATAATTCGGTTGCACTTGGTATAACTCTCACATCAGTAAAGGTAATGAAACTAGAGATATAAAATGCCAGACTCGTTTAATAAATTCAATTCTAAATCAGGGTTTGAATTTAATATAGACAATATCTTATCAAAGATTCGTCTAGATTTTAACACGAATGTTACTGATCCAGAAAATTACATATTAGGTGTAAACTCAGAACAAACTGAGTTTATTCTTATCGATCCTAGTCTAATAGACAATACAAATAATGTTGAAAATACTTTTGACTTGGCATCACTCGATAGAGATATGTTAGGTAAAGTAAATCATTATGTTTTTGAAAAATTGGTCGATCCATCACAAGTTGGTTGTATAAACTGTGATGAAAATACAGATATAAATGTACAATTTATTCAAACTGGTGATATCCCAATTTTAAATAAAGAAGTAATTGCAGAGTTTGAAGTAAACCCAAATGCTGTTCACTCACTTGAAATAGAATTGGTTGGACACAGAAAAGTATGTGATGAAAATGGTAACTGTTTTGACAAATTTACAACAGACGAACTTGCTGCTAGAATAAATCAAATAACATTAAATCCATCCAGCGATAATCCATCATCTTCACCGTTTAGAGATATGTTGCAAACTGATAAAGATGGTCTATTTGGGTTTCCGGACTATTCTTGCTGTCCCTGTTGTGACGCTTTTGATTACTATACAGACAAGTATGTAACTGGCGAAATAACTTTGCAACAATCATTAGAACTTATCGATAGTGTTTGTGAACAATCAAATCAATACATTGAGATTGATGGTGTTGTATTAACCAAATTTAGTCAATATTGTTTAACTGAAAATGAGTTATATGTTGATGAATTAAGCGGAACTGAAGAATTAATAAATAAATGTGAATTAATTAATAAAGCAAAGAAAAACTATGGATCACATTTAGATCCAAGTTTATTAAGTTGTTCTTTAGAAGCACCACAGCAATTACAAGTGCAATCATTCTTCTTTGCTCCGGGGGGTGATCCTGCTGATCCTATTGGTCCAGATTGTGTAGAAAAATGTATCACTGCTAAAGGTAAACCTGTTAAACCACCATGCAAAGATGGTTTTGTTGACTGTGTATTAATAGCCCAATGCGATCCTGGATCTTCAGAGTGTGAATATAAATGTTGCTGTGTTTGTCCACCAACTACAACAACCACAACAGCAGCACCAACAACACCAACAACACCAACAACAGCGTCACCAACAACACCAACAACACCAACAACGGCGTCACCAACAACACCAACAACACCAACAACAGCATCACCCACAACACCAACAACACCAACAACAGCATCACCCACAACACCAACAACACCAACAACAGCGTCACCAACAACACCAACAACACCAACAACACCAACAACACCGCCACCTCAACCGGGTTGGTCTTGTGTTGGTGATGTATGTGAACAAGACGATACCAGTACATGTTTAGTACAAGAAGATTGTTGTAATTGTTCTAAATGGGTATGTGATCCCAAAGTTGCAACTGTGCCCGGTCAATCACATGCTTGTAGACAATGGAGCATAGATATACCAACAGAATGTGGTAGACCTCTTTTTGACACACTAAACGATTGCTTAAATGCTGATAAAGATTCAGCATGTGGCTCTACTTATGATTGTGTAGATGGAAAATGTACAAAAGTTTTTGGTTGCTCTGGTCGTTATCCCAGTGAAAATGATTGTATAATAAATGCTGTTACTGATGGTTGTGGTAAATATCAATGTTTAAGTACAACAAGCACTTGTGTGGACTGTTCATTCATTCCAAATACAGACATCGGTTATGATACAAAACAAGAATGTAATGATGATACTGTTTGTGGTGAAGATTTAAGATATAATTGCGCTGGTTCTAGAACATGTCCAAGTGGAAGAATAATAGGTGGTTCTTGCACACCAGTCTGTAGTGGTGGTGCATATAATTCAATCGAACAGTGTAGAACTGCTGGTTGTGAAAATGAGGACTTTGGACCAAGATGGATATGTAATAGTGGGAAATGTCAACATATAGATCCTTGTGATGGTGATGGTGTATACCACACTCTAGAAGAGTGTCAACAAGTTTGTGGTGGATTTAGTTGCATAAATAACAACTGTGTCCGTGAGGAGGGTGGTGTATTTGCTTCAAGAGAACAATGTGCTTTAACTTGTGGTTGTATAGTTTACTTGAACATGACAGGTGGACCAAGAGGATGCTCAGATTGTCAATATGTCTGTGGTGAAGCAAAGAGAAAAGAAAATGGTGGTCCATGCACTGGTTGTGATGATGGAGGATTCAATTGCGAGAAGTGTGAAAATGAATTTGATTTTATAGTAAATTGTGAATTGTTTAGACAAAATAACGACCTGATACCACACACATGCACTGGTTCAATCTGTGTACCAACTGAATTATTTGGTGATGATATTACAGATGATGAGGATCCTATATCTGGTGGTGAGAATTGTGGCAATTTCTGCTCACAATCAGAATGTGAAACATTTTGCAAAATACCAAGTGGTTATAATTGTATAAGATCTTCGCCGGGTGCTCAGGGTGAATGTGTTCCAGATTATTGCGGTAATGGTCAATTCAGAACATACGAAGAATGTAAGATTGGCTGTGCTGCAGCACCAACCTGTGGTTGGAACTGTGTTCCAAGTAGAACAAATCCAAAGATAAATGTATGTGAGTCTTCATGTGCTTCTGTTCAAACAGATGAGGGAACTCAATTTGTTGGTTCTAATCCTGGTATGTTCCAAACTTATGAAGAGTGTCAGACTTTCTGTACGACAGATTATGGCTGGGCATGTAAGGGCAACAACTGTGTAAAAGCAACAGAACCCGGTGGCTTTGCTACATATGAAGAGTGCTTAAACAGATGCATAATACCAAATCAAGCACCATGTGGTGTTCTGCCAAGGATTGTAAGTAGGAGATAAAATGACTGATATAATTAACCATTCTTTTGATGTTTTTAACAATAATCAATCCAATACACAATCCCAAACTGGTGATGAGACACCACAAACACCTTCATCTGTTTTACACAAAAGTAAAGATAGATACATACCACAAACATGTTCTGATAATACAGCAACAGCAGACAATAACTATCAAATTATTTCTGACGATGCATTTTGTGAACAATACGAAATACCATTTAACACAACCCCATATACGAATGATACTCAGTTGTGTAGTTCATATTGGAACAGGAAGATAGAAGCATTAAACAGCGAAACTGTAAATAATGGAGAATTGTCACAGATTACATCCAGACAAATGCACTGGCTAAATGGTGGATATTTTTATGCAGATAATACTTATAGAAAATATGTGTATGATGAACTAGGAACCATACATTTTTCTACCTCTGTCAAATATGATATCAAATCAAATGATACATCAACAAGAATGGACTATGTTCCAGAATTTTATGTTGATGAATCATTTACCATGCTAAATTTATATAATAATTCAGAATACCCACAAATTTATTATTATGCTCCCTCTATGTTTTTTATAAACGATGCATTTGCATCTGTGAAAAATCTGCACAGACTACCACAAATTACAATTTCATCACTAGTTCCAACTATAAAATATAATAGCACTACTAAAAAATATGAATCTATATTTCAATTAGGGACTTTGAATATCAATAACTGCGGTGGTGGTGTATGTCCTGAACTATTTGAACCTGAAAATGTTTTCATACCTGATGGTGTAGCGGTTTCACTTAGCAATGGTAACATGACATATTTCCCATTAACGAATGAGAAAATAAACTCATCGTTTCACCATAGAAAATCATTTATTCTAAAGGATGAAACATTAGAAGGTAAAACTTTGTATCTTGATTTCGTAACACCAACTACATCAGTATTTGAAGAGTCAACATATATTGGTGATGTCACCGATTCAACCTTTAACAGTTACTTTATAAACAATTCTACAAAAACACCATTTCACTTTGTAACAACATCTGTTGGACTTGCAAAATCAGAAGATACAACTTATGCAAATTATAAATTTATTTGCAGAGTAAAAATAATAGACAATCAAAGAGTAATACTAGTAGAATCAAATACTCTTAAAAATGTTGTCAATGAATTCAATGAATTCAATGACATAACTTCTAGTACTTTATCTAAAGATAGGGGTCATGTTTTACTAAAAGACATATATGATTATATGATAACAGAATATGATATTCCTGTGACACTGACTCTTTATTCTTTTAGTTCAGCAGGTGCTGGTAAAATAACATTGAATAAAGTAACTGAAATACATGAACCACATTTATTACTTTCAAGATACGAGTTAAGAAGTGAGGGACTTGTAATATTTGTAAAAAATCCAGATTTATTGGATGGTGTTACATTAAATACACAATTTGCATTGATGAGTAAGGTATCAACTTATTTTAAAGGTTATTCAAGCAATACAGATTCTAATGTTGCAACACATGCTTTAACTACTGGTGATGTTCCATCATTTACATATTCTACTATGGAACAGTCAGAACAGTCATTAGAAACTGATTTATTCGATACGAAATCGTCTAGATTCTCCACACCAGATTACTCAAGTATGCAAATTAAAACTGGTAATATGGAAGTTATAAAGGAAGTTCCATTAAGGGGTTCAGAATATATAGATTCACATTCAAATGACCATCCAATTATTCGTTATATTAGAAAAACAGATGGTAAGTTCTACATACAGATCCTTGCAGGTGCATTCCCATATTACCATTCATTGGTTCACTATCCAGTAACAAAATTACTTGCTGGTTCCCAAGAAACACCAGTAGAGAAAAGTTTGAAGAAAGTTTGTTCAAAATCAACAGATTGGTATAATCATGTTGCTACAACAAAATGGATGTGTTATGTAAAACACACAGAGTTCGGTGATGATCCAACACAATACACAAGCACAGAAGTAAGCAGAGGTGCTCCTGCTATAAATCCACCAAAATTTATTGGAAAACGTCCGGGAGCAATTTCTAGTGATCCTAATACAGTAATTACGGGTCCGAGTGGAGGTGGTCGTACAGCAGTCTCAGAGGGAATAGCAATTGCTGTTGAAAGAGGAGTAAAAGCATTATGAGTAATATAAAATTTAATTCTAGATATGGTATAGATTTAGGTTCGATTGAAACAATATCTGTCTCTGGTAATAAAGCACTATTAGATAAAGTTTTAATTTTAA